GAATGCTATGGGCACAGCTAGACGTTATTTTGCAGGTTTTGGAATACAAACAGCAGCGATTGCTGCAGCTAGTGGACCACCTGCTATTGCTACTGTTGAATCATATGACGGAACTAATTGGACTGCGGTTAATTCTATGAACACAGCAAGAATGTCATTAGCTGGTGCAGGAACAACTACTTCAGGCGTTGTTTTTGGTGGAGGTCCCCCTGCGTCAACTGCTACGGAAACTTGGGATGGTACTAATTGGTCAACTTCTCCAGCAACTTTAGCAACAGGAAGATGGCATATAGGAGGATCAGGAACCGGCACAGCAGCAGTAGGTTTTGGTGGAAGAAGCCCTTCATTTACTGGTGCCACAGAAGAATTTAATGTTTCAATTAATACATTCACAGCAGCAGCATGGGCTAGTGGAACAGCTGTTAATACTGGAAGATATAATGGATTTTCTACAGCATCTTCTCCTCCAAGTGCATTATTATTTTTTGGTGGAATAACTGGAGTTCCAGGAGTTACTACAAACACAGCTAAAGCAGAAGAATATAATGGAACAGCTTGGGCCGAACAAACAGACATGCCTGCCGCAACAACCACTGGTGGAACTGGTGGTACACAAACTGCAGCAATATCTATGGGAGGATATCAAGGAACTTCACTAGTTTCTGATTGTTTTTCATATAATGGATCATCTTGGGGAAGTGTACCAGCTTTACCAACGGCAACTGGAAATACAAAAGGATGTGGAACTAGTACTGCAGGGTTATTAGCTGGTGGTAAAAATCCAGGTGCACCTTCAGGAACTACAGCAACATATGAATATGATGGCGAAGGTTGGGCTTCAGCTAATGCCATGAGCACACCTAGATGGCAATCTGCTGTTTATGGAGTTCAAACAGCTGCAGTAGCTTCAGGCGGTCAAGGTTTTATATCAACGACGGAAGAATATGATGGAACTAATTGGACATCAGGTGGAGCGTTAATTACTGCATCTGGATATTTAGGATCAAACGGAGCAGTAACAGATGGTTTAGTTTATGGAGGTGAAACTAGTCCTGCAAAATTGAGTACATGTGTTGGATATGATGGAACTGCTTATAGCACAAGACCTTCTATGGCAACTGCAAGAGCTGCAGTAGGAAATGGTGGAGGAGATACAAGCGCTACAGCAGTGGCAATTAGTGGAGATACTCCACAATCACCAAGTGCAATGACAACAGCTGTCGAAGACTTTACAGGAGTAACAGAAACAGTTACAGCTAAAACATTGACAACGAGTTAAAAATAGTTATATTAGAAAGTATAAAGGAGCCATATGACAGAAAAACGTAATATACATGCATTAATAGAAAAAGAAGCGCCAAGCTTAAATAACTTATTAGATCCAGAAGATGTAAAATCTTTTAAGGCTATGACAGCCGAGCTTAGAGACACATGGACCAAGAAACAAGTATTTAGAACAGAGACAGAAATGAGAATGTCTGTTTTACAGGATATGAAATATCCAACCAAAGCTGCAAAATATTGGCAGTGTGTTAGAGAACAGAATGTATTCTTGGAAAATCTAATGACCTTATCTTTTGATTGTAGAAGACAAGAAGCAAAACTTAAATGGTTAGAGAAAAAAGTAGAAACAGAAAAAGACGAATACAAATTAGAAAAATATAAAATAGATCTTGATGAAGCAAGATATGGTTTAGCTAATATGCAGTTAGTTGCTAGAGATCGTATGAGAGAAATTAAACTTTGGTCTGCATTAAAAAAAGAGTTTGATGATGGGTCGTTTGATACTAAAGATGTTAACAGGCACCAATTAGAATCTTACCATCACATTATGAAAAATAAGGCAGAAACATTATCATCTGGTTCTTCACAGCCAGAAATATTTAATGTATTGGGTCAGCTTAAAACAATAGAAAGAGTTAAAAAATCAGGAGAAATGATTTACAACAAGAAAGAACAATTGACTCATGACCTCGGAGCCAAAGAAAAATAAAAAACTTTTCTTTTTAGTTGCAATGCCAAGGTCTGGAAATACCTTGTTTGCATCTATAATGAATCAAAACCCAGAAGTAGCATGCACTGGTAATTCTATTACATTAGAAATAATGAAAGACCTACATCATTTAAAAATGACAGATGTATTTCTTAATTTTCCAGATCATAAATCTTTAGATAATGTTATGGATATTGTATATGATAATTATTATAAAGATTGGCCACAATCAATAATAATTGATCGTGGACCTGTTCTAACGCCAGGTAATTTTTATGTAATGCAAAAACATTTTAAACGACCTTTCAAATGTATTGTGATACTTAGAGATTTAATGGATGTGTTAGCTAGTTATATGAAATGGTATACAGAAAATCCTGATGCTTTTCCCAATAGATTTGGTTTAAAAAATGATGAAGAAAAATTATCTATGATAATGAATAGAGATGGTGCTGTGGCAAAAGATTTAGAAGCAATAAAAAATTCATATAATTATCCAGGTTTTTGTCATTATGTAAAATATGACGATTTAGTTTCTCAACCAGAAAAAGAAATTAAAAAAGTATATGACTTTATAGAGGAGCCTTATTATCCCCACTATTTTGAAAACTTGAAACAAATTAATATTAATGGTATGAGTTATGACGATACTACTTTAGGAAAGAATATGCATACTATTAGAACAGATATTAAAAAGGAATACAATTCTTACATTGAAAAAATTCCTGAAAGGATTAGACAGAAATATGGACACATTAGATTTTAAATTTATATTTTTAGGTCAATCAGTTCTTCGTTATAAAGTGCCTCTTGATATATATAATATAATTAATACTGTTTATGAATCTAAATATCCAGAATTACCTAAAGCTAATCCACAATTAGTTGGGAAAATTGAAAAAGAACATTCATTATTTTTTGATGGTCCCCCTAATAATAAAATGCACCCACATAATTTATTACCAGGAAATGTAATACAGTGGTTTACAAAAGTTTTTAAACATTATTTAGATTGGAATAAAGTAACAGGATACGATATGCATTTAAATTCTGTGTGGGTTAATAATATGTTTCAACATGAATATAATCCAGTACACGTGCATCAAGGATCATTGTTCACAGGTTTATCTTCTGTAATGATTTTAAAATTACCTGAGTCTTATGGTGTAGAATATTCTGCATCTAATCAACCACAAAATGGTAAATTACAAATATTAGGTACATCTAGTGGTATGTTTTCAAACGTAGATTATCAACCAGATTTAAAAGAACAAGATTTTTATGTATTTCCATATGACATGAGACATTGTGTTTATCCATTTAATGGACCAGGCATGAGACGTACTCTTGCAGCAAATATGGATGTGCAGTATGACCCAATTAAAAACAGAGGAGTAAACTAATGTATGAAAATAAAATTATAACAGAACCAAAATGGAAGAGTTGGATAATACAAACTACAACACCGTTGTTTACACCAGATCAATGTAAACAGATTATTGAATGTGGAAGACGACAACCACCACAAAAAGCACAAGTAGGTATGAATAAACCTGACGGGGGATTAGATACAAAGAAAAGAGTTACAACTATATCTTGGATACCATTTAAAGAAATGGGACATATGTATCAAGACTTAAATAAATTTATACAAAAAGCAAACGAAAATCATTTTGGTTTTGGTGATATTAGAATTACAGAAAATGCACAGTTTACAGAATATCCTGAAGGAGGATTCTATGACTGGCATATGGATTGTGATGTAAACATGCAACATGAACCACCGGTTAGAAAAATATCAATGACGTTGTTGTTAAATGATCCATCAGAGTTTGAAGGTGGTGATCTTGAACTTATGGCTCCCGGGAAGTTTGCAAACTTAAAACAAGGACATGCTATAGTATTTGCATCATTTTTAAATCATAGAGTAAATAAAGTTAGACGAGGGGTGAGGCAATCTCTTGTTGTTTGGTTTGGAGGTAAACCTTTTAGATGATTAAAGAAGGATTTTTTCCAACTATTATATACGCCGAAGATTTTAAATTGGACACGAATCAACTGGCTCAAAATATTATACAGTGGTCTAAGGAAGATCCAGGTGTTAAAAAAACAAATGTAAATGGCTGGCATAGTGAAACAAATATGCATACCAAACCAGAATATAAACCTTTAGTAGATGAACTATTTAGAATGGTACATCAAGTATTTAACGAAGAATTTTTAGACGGAGAACCTAAATTAGGAAATATGTGGGCTAATATTAATGGGCCAGGCGGATATAATAAACCTCACATTCATCCTAATGCTTTATTTAGTGGTGTGTATTATATAAAGACCCCACCTAATTGTGGTCGTTTAGTATGTAATGATCCTAGACCAGGCATTCAAACATGCATGCCTAATAGAATAAAGGGTCAACCTCCAAAACATTTATGGAGAGAAATCCATTTACAACCACAAGAAAATAGAGCTATCATGTTTAACTCATGGTTATGGCATAATGTCGAACCCAATCAATCTACTGAAAATAGAATATCAGTAAGTTTTAATTTTGTACAAGATGGCTTTTAATAAATATCACATAATTAAAGGCGCTCTTAGCTACGAGTTATCTAATTTTATATTTAACTATTTCCTACTTAAAAGAGATGCGGTTAAATATATGTATGAAAATAATTTAACATGGGATAATGGTATGCTTGGTACATGGACCGATAAACAAATACCTAACACATATTCTCACTATGCAGATATGGTAATGGAAACATTGTTAGTTAAAATGCTACCGGTCATGGCTAAAGAAACAGGATTACAATTAATCCCTACTTATTCCTATGCAAGATTATATAAAAATGGAGATATTTTAAGACGTCATAAAGACAGACCAAGTTGTGAAATATCAACTACCCTCAATTTAGGTGGAGATCCCTGGCCTATATTCATAGATGGTACAGGGGCTGATACAGTCATAGATGAATTTAAACAAATACATAAACCTAACGCTCCAAAAGGCACTAAAGTCTTACTTGAAGTCGGCGATATGCTGGTATATAGTGGATGTGAATTAGAGCATTGGAGAGAACCGTTTGAAGGTAATACTTGCGGACAAGTATTTCTTCATTATAACCATGTAAATGGTCCTTTTGCTGAAAAAAACAGGTTCGACAAAAGGCCGATGTTAGGACTTCCGTCAATAATGAAGTCATAATATTATGGAGTTATATGTTACAAAAGTTAGGTTTTTTACCAGGATTCAACAAACAGGTTACAGAGACCGGGGCTGAAGGCCAATGGTTTGATGGTGACAATGTTAGATTTAGATACGGTACTCCCGAAAAAATAGGTGGTTGGACTCAGTTAGGTGATGATAAATTAACTGGTGCAGCTCGAGCTATTCATCATTGGGATGATAACGCTGGTATTAAATACGCTGCCATAGGAACTAATAGAATTTTATATGTTTACTCAGGAGGAGTGTATTATGACATCCATCCAATTAGAACTACTTTAACCGGAGCAAAATTTACAAGTAGTTCTTCATCAACAACTGTTACAGTTACATGCACTGGTAGTCATGGTTTAGCTCAAAACGATATTGTTATGTTTGACAGTGTGACAGGAGTACCTGCTGGATCAACTTATAGTAATGCTACTTTTGAAGATGAAAAGTTTATGGTGACCGCTATTCCTACAGCAACTACTTTTGAAATTACGATGAATACTCAGGAATCAGGGACCCCATTAACTACAAGTGATGGTAACAGTACTTCTGTCTTATGTTATTATACTGTAGGACCTTCACAACAATTAGGTGGTTATGGTTGGGGCACAGGATTATTTGGTGGTACAGCTTTAGGGGCAGCAACTACAACTCTAGCAAC